TGTGAGTGCACGCATGGCCTTTCACAGTGAGAACGCAGGCCGCTCAATGGTGGGGCCGGTGATAGGAGGCCCGCGCCCGGCGCTTAGGGGGAAACGCCGGGCGCTGCGCGCCGTTTGCAGCCCCGGGGAAAGGGCGCTATGGCTGGGCCGTAGAAACGACAAAGCCCGCTCGGGGCGGGCTTCGGATTTGTATTCTGGTCGGTACGACCAGCGTGCCGACTCTATACGGGTTTACGTCTTAACGCAAGAGGGTCATGCTGCTGACCCTATCGCGTGGGTATTGCTGTTCGAATTGTCTTCATCTTCTGCCGCCGGCTCTCTGGAATTTAGATAGCCCATGAGGAACGCTCGACCCAGCTGCACGAACTTGTAGAACGTCGGCTTGCTCATTCTGAGACCGATCAGACTGAGCCTGGAGATACGTTCTTCCTCCGGCCAATGCTTTGGCGTCAAATAATACGCCCGCAAGGCCATTGCACCTTTGAAGCAAACGTTTTCGTCGCCAGCCTCGCCTGGCATCTGTTCCATGATCCTGACGGCGGCTTCGACCTCATCGCCGATGGTCTGCAAGGCGATCCCCACGTACCCCTTCGACGTCGGCACGAACCCTTTGTGATCGATCAGAGTCTGGATGAGATTCGACGACGATCCACCAGAGTCCGGCATCCCGCCCCAGCCGTATTCGCGGATCCAGAATTTCAGCTTGACCTTGAGCTGGACTTCGTTGATCACGACGATTCTCCCTTGCTGCGCCGCTTCGCATACCCATTCGTGTGATACAGCCGCTTCGCATCACGCAGAACGATGTCGCCGGGTGCAAGCTCGACCGTGCGCCGTTCTGGCACAGTGCGCTGCTGGAGCGTATTCCCAGTAACCCGGAATCGCGCGATGCCGAGCCATGCAGTCAGCTTCTCGGTGGTCATGCGACTTTGCGCCTGCGCACTCGGTCGGCTTCCTCGACGTCTTCCATCAGTTGCTCAATCGACACCTTCTTCGTATACACACCGACCGGTATGCATCCGACTCCAGGGATGAATGTCGGATGCCCGCACGTGTTCATGAACAGTTCGACAGAATTCGGGGATTTCGCGATCCGCTCGAAACAGCGGCGCATGTCATCCCACCACCATTCTGGCTTCATGCTGCGATCGCCTGAGTCAATTTCTTCCGCTTCCAATGCTCGTAAGGCACTGCTGTCTTGAATTCACCATTTCTACGGCGCGCCGCCCACCTTTCACGAATCTGTTGCTTTTGTCCTTCGGATATTGGTTTGCTGCCATGTATCGCTTGTCTGCGCAATTGTGCGGCTGACATTTTTGCTCTTGTCTCTGCGCTGGGCTTCGCTCGTTTCCTTGCGGCAAGCGCGAGGTTTTGGATGTGCTCTTCGGTGAACACCCGCTTGCACCCACGCGATGCAGCACCAACTTTCGCTCTCGTTTCAGCAGAATGAACGAAGCCGCGAGCATATGTGTTTCCTCGCAATGAGGCCGACACTTTTGCCTTATGTTCGGCAGTCAACTGCTTCCCAAGTTGCCATGCGGTCATTTTCTTCCGTGATTCTTCCGAGTGCTTGAAGCCGACACTGCCTTCGCCGCCGAGCGTGAGGTTGTATCCTGCTGGCGTAAGAGTGGACAGCTTTGTTATCCATTCCCGCTCTGCCTCGTCCATTTCCTGCTTGCTGCAACACCCTTTGAGTATTTCGAGTCGGAAATTTTCCAACCCATACTTCCGCATAGCTCTATGCAGCGGCACATTGTCTTTTGACCATGCGTGTCTAGCAAATCGTTTCTCTGCCTTCTGAACAGTCTGGCCGACGTACTTTTTGCCGTTCACAATGTTCGTAATCAAGTAGATAACCATCAGCCTGCTCTCCTTGATTCTTCGGATGGCCCCACGACCTCAATCAACTCGCCGTAACGTGCGACCAAAAGTGCGTCCGCCCTTCCAATATCCTTCTTTCGCGCGAGGTCCATCGCAATCTGCGGGAATAGCCGTATTGCCATCGTGCGAGCAGCATCCTTGTCGCTCCCAATCAGCGTCAGCTTGCGTTTCCAGGTCTGCGGGTGCACGAGCTGGTATGGAATCGAAAGTGCGCCCAGAACGCCCTTCAGCACGCCAAAGCTCTCGCCAAAGCGGAACATTGACGAGGCGCCATTGCCAGGCATTGCAGATACCGCTTCGACGATTGCGATGATGTAGGCGCCGCGGTGCGAGTGCATCACGCCGCGGAGGCTGGCAGCCAGTTCTGCAGCATTGACTTCATTGCCGCCTGCGGCGCGCGCCATTGTTGGCATGTCAATGAATCCTGCAGGCTGACCATCGGCGAGCAGCGCAAGCGCGCCTGATTGCCCAGGGTCGCAACCGATGACGACGCGGAAGGTCATGCTGCCTCCGCTTCCGCGTCAGCGCATTCGCCAGCAAGCGCCGCGTAGGCCGCCATATCCTGGTAGTCGTCCGCGTTGTGCGCTCCTGCGGTTGCCCGCGAAGCCTTGAGCGCGACCATGAATAGCCAGCCATCGCGCTCACTGACTTTGTGGCCGGTCAATGCGTTGAATGCGGCCACCGCGCGCGACATGCTGCGTTCTCCTTGTGGCAGATCGCGCGATGCTGCCCGTTGCGCAATATGGTCGGCCGTATGCCGAAGTATTTCAGGCGCGCTCAGCTGCGGCGGCACGAATCTATATGGCGGACCCTTGCGCTTTACCATGTCAGTATCTCCTAGGAACTATGCGGGGGAGCAGCTCGTTGTCGCTGCGCGGTGTGGATGCGCGGGCTTGGCGCGAGCGCACGGGCGCGTCATCGTTCGCCGCTGTGCCGCAGCGGATGATTCGCCAGGTGTCGTTCAAACATCCGAGTTCTGTTTTGCGGTGAAGCTTCCAGTTCGCCTTCGCGCCATGCAGACCGCGCTGATCATGGCGATGGCATTCGCTGCACAGGGGTAAACTCAAGTACCACTTTCCCTGCTCGATTTCGTGACATTCGCTCGGGCCGGCCTTGCCACAGACGCAGCATGGCATCGCCTTGATCAGCGCAATATGCGCGTCCTCGGCTGCGGTGCGTTTGCGCTTGTTCGGCGAATGCATCAGGCATCCGCCTTCAATGTGTAGATGAAGGCGCCGCGACCACACCCGTTTTCTGTAGTGCGAATCATGCTGTCTGTTCGCGTGACGTAGCCGCGCTGCCAAAGCCAGCGAAGCCATGCGCAGCAATGTTTCGTCGATAATCCTGTCTCTGCCGCGATTTCGACTGACGTACCTGGTCCGTCTCTCAGCGCATTGATGATTGTTTGCCATTGGGTCACGCGTGCCCATCCTCGACAGCGGCAATGATTTCCGAGATTTCACCAGGCGGAACGCCGTGATATTTCTCGCGCAGGTATTGGCAGACGCCAAGCACGAGTTTTGAAAAGTCTTCCTCGGGCATGGAATCGAATGCAATCGACTGCGGCTGGCTCACTGGCGCTTTCACCTTGCCGATGCCGAGGCTCGTCAGGTCGATCTCGACCGTGGATTGCTCGCAGCAGATGCCGGATTCAGCCTGAGCCTTCTTCAGCGCGTCGTGCGCATCCATGCCCTCGAAGCCTTCGCAGTGGTCAGCGATCAGCGCACCGAGCGCGTGTGCCAGGCCATTGAACTTCGGATTCCTTGGCCGCTCGATTCGCCCGCGCACCGTCTGCCCGACCTTGTAGCCGCGATCGCGCATTGCCCGCGTGTCCCACTGCGTCAGCGGCGCGAGTACGCTTACTTGCTCCGGCAGTACTTCGCCGGTCTTGTGATCGACCAGTAGCGCGCGGCGTGCCTGGAAGTACAGAGGCTTCTGCGGCTTCGATGCCTTGCGCGGCTTGGCGGAAGCAGCGTTCATAGGGCGTCGAGGTCTCCAGCCAGCCGCGATGCCAAACAAGCTTTGCAGTAGCGGCACTGCGCGCCGTTGTGCAGGATCGCCACCGGCTTGCCGCATTCGCACCTGTCAGGTACAGGCTTGCGCACGTGAAGCGCGTCGGCCAGTTGGCGTTCGGAGAGGTCAGAGGCTTCGTCGGCGAAGTCGGTCATGCTGCTTTCCTCTGCGCCTTGCGTGCGTGGTACAGCGAGCGCATGCGCTCGCGTGCCGCGTACCGCTCGCAGTCTTTGCACGAATGGTGAAGGCCATCAGCCGAACGGTGCGGCCGGCGATCCTGATAAAACGCCGCATCCGTTTTCCAGATGCCGCATGTCGAGCAGGATTTCATGCTGCTTGCTCCGCATCGAAAATGTCCTGCTGCGCAACTTCCTTGAGCGATCCACTTGCCGCCGCTTCAAGGTTGCGCACGGCCTGCTTGTAATAGCTCGGCTTGAGTTCGGCACCGATGCCGCGGCGCCCGAGGATGACGGCCGAGTAAACCTCGGAGCCTACGCCCATGAATGGCGTCAAGACGTTTTCACCAGCGTTGCTGCGCATCTGCACGATGCGGTCGATAACGTCGAGCTGCAGCGGGTGGACGTGTTTCTCGTCATCCTCATCTTTTGAGGCTTCATACGGCAGCACGCGCCCGAGGCGGATGTCGTCCCAAATTGACGATGCATAGCGGCGCCAGATCCAATGCGAGAACCGGTTTTGTTTCTGATCGCCTTGCATGCCGCGCAGCCCGCGCACGTCGCTCGGCATCTTGGAATCGTCGCCGGCGTATTCGAGGAAGCCGACAGGGTTAGAAACCGGCACCGGATTCGTGCCGCGCTTGGCGAAGATCAGTACGTAGTCGGCCGATGCGACGCCGCACTTTACTGAATCCTCGACCGCCGTCGCGTGCGCGAGGTTCTTTTGCATTGTCCTGCGGCGCACGCCAAGCGGTTCTTTCCAGATCGCATGCCGCGCGATGAAGTCAAAGCCTTCGCGATCGTGCAGTCGGATTATGTCGCCGGGGAAGTCGGTATAGGACTGGAACTGACAGTTCCCGTTCGGCACGTCCATGCAATGCACGGCAGTGCAGCGCCCTGAAAGCGTCAGGCGCGCAATCTCGCGCACGACGTAGGTGTAATGGTCGAAAAACTGCGAGTAGTCCTGGCAATTCGACAGGTCGCGCTCGTCGCTCGAATAATGGTACAGGCCACCGAACGGCGGCGAGTAGACGGACAGGTGTATGGATTCGCTCGGCAGCGAACCCATAACTTCGATGCAGTCGCCGTTGAAAATCGCGTAGCGATCCGTGACGGCTTGTTCGATCACAGCCACGATGGAACCTCCAGTTTGGTCGCGAATGTTTTCTTCGCGCTCAGGTGAATTGCGTTGTTCATTTCAGCGACGAGGTTGCCGAACATGGCATCAGCCTGCCGCGCCTTTCGTTCTTGATTTTCGAGGACACGCGCCTCGCCTTCTGTGTGCACGGTGTCCACGCGCACGGCGCGCTTTTGTCCGAAGCGCCAGCACCTGCGGATGCCCTGGTAGCGCTGCTCGTAACTGTGCGAGGGGAAATCGACTACATGCGCGCAGTGCTGAAAGTTGAGCCCGAGCGCGCCGATCTTGGCTTTGGTCACCATCACGCGCGAGCGGCCATCGATGAAGTCGAGGAACCGTTCCTCTTTCACTTCGTCACGATGATGTCCGGCGACCTGGACGGCACCGGGGATGAGTTTTTCTAGCAGGTCGGCTTCTTCGTTTAGCTGGCACCATACGAGCGCCGAGTCGCCATGGCTGGTAAGCTCGGCAACCCGTTCGCACCTTTCCTGCACCGTGCGTTTCTTTTCCTCGCGCTGTTCCGGCAAAGTCGCAGCAGGCAACGCGAACAGCATGCCGCTTGCCAAGGTGCGGGCCTGCACAAGATGACGATGCTCGGTGAGCGGCGGAAGAATGAATGCACCGTCATCGAATCCGAGGTCAGACGGTTTGCGCATTGCGCGCGCCCACGAGCAAACCCAGCGCCAGAACGGCAACTCGGCGTGACCATTGAAGCGCCACTTCGGCGCCTCACCGTAGTGCCGGCGCGTCGCGCTGTTGTTCAAATCGTTTTTGAAGAACCGATTGAGCATGTCCATGAAGCCCATGTACCCAAGGGCTTCGGATGACGTGCCGAGTTCGATGTAATCGTTTGGCGCCGCGGTCGCTGTTTCGAGCAGCCGATACGGAACCTTGCGCATGAAGTCCGTGATCTGCGACTTGTACGCGCCATCGAACGACTTCAGGATTGATGACTCGCCGCAAATCACGCCGGAGAAATCTGACGGATCGAAGTTGCCGAGTCGCTCGTAATTTGAGACGACGAACTTGCCGCGATATTTGCCATCCGATGAACGCTCGCACTCGACGTCGATTTTCGCCGCCTCGCGTAGCGTCTGAGAACCGACAGCGAGTGGGCACAGATACAGCACCGGTCGGTTCGTATGCTCGATGACGTTCTGCCCCCACGTCAGCGACTGGAACGTCTTGCCGAGGCCGCAATCCTCGAACAATGCAGCGCGCCCTTTGCGCACGGCGTAATCGACCATCGCCTTCTGGAAGTCGAACAGCTTCGACGGCATGAACGTCGGTTCGAATCCATGATCGGCGCCTTCGTGCAACTTGCTATCAAGGAAGCTGCCGTATTCCGGCACGGAAGCCGCGGCGGTGAAATCGAGATAGCTCACGCTGCGAGCCTCCCCTGCTGCGGCTTATTGCGCTCAGCCAGGTAGCGGCGCCGGCAGGCTTGAACGCGGAAATCTCGGCTTGCGTCGTGACCGTACGTCGTCGTCAGCGCGAAGTGCACGAACACGAACTCGGCTGCGGCATGTTCGCGCGGAGTGTCGACGTGGCGAGGGATTGGGGTTCTC